CGGTGGAGGTCAAGGAGCAGTCAACACAAAGGAGACTTGGGACCCAGCCCCACTCAGCAGATTGGCTTGGAACACTCGTAGAGACTGTCAAGCCAAAGTCAATGCTACTATCAGTATAGGTACAAATAGACAGATATCAGTGCTACCTTTGAACAACAATGCTGACGATTTACAGTCTTGGGGAACTTATTGTTTCCCTGCTACAGGAAGAGTTTATCTTGAATTATCAGGTAACCAAGGAGAACAAAAGCAGTTTGCCAGTGCTGAATATACCAGTAAGACAGGTACTTTATTTTCATTCAGTAACAGTACTGGACTTGTAGGTTCAGGTACATTTGTACTAGCGGATGGCTCAGAAGCGGATTCATTCAACGCTTGGGTTACTGCTACTGGAATAGATGAGACTAGCGTACTGCATGTCGATGATAAGTTTAGCGAAGAGTCAATGTGTAATGACGGGACAACAATCAACGACAGGTTGTTCCAGAGCCTAGACACGGTTCAGCACGATTACCAGTTAGGTAGTCAGTACGCAAGCACTCGTGCGCTTGTTGAAATACCTCTATTTGAGGAGTTCTTCTTTGACAATCCAGACAAGGGTATTTTCCCCGGCCCTGATAACAGTATGAAGTTGCACATAGACGCTACTCATACAGCGCATTCTTGGAACCCTAATCCAGTCGGTAGAAGAGCAGATGCTATTTCTCCTCAAGACCCTGAGATTTTTGGTCCGTTTTCTTACACTATCCAAAGAGGTACGCACCGTAGTGGTACCAAGGTAACCAGACCTTACGACTCAAGTAATTATCGTGTCTATGTCGAAGATGCTAATATCTTTCCTATACCAACAGCGCCTCCTACAGAAGTTGCTAATCTAGGTGGGCAGGCTAGATACCGAAGAGCATTTTTGCCTAACGGAGAATGGTTTACTTACAGCGCTAGAAACACCTCCGACCACTATCTTACTGTAGTCGATTCGGGAGACGACCACGCATTCAGTGCAAACTTCTTGCGAGACATCAGAGTTGGAGCACACATTACTCCTGCTCCGGGTTATCAGGATATGAATTACAACAGTATTGCTGACAATCCAAGTTTGATTAGTGCTGGTTACGAAAGAAGAAGGTCGTTTTACTATGACCGTTCTAATGTTACAACACAAGGTGGTAACGCTGACTACGGGATGAAGCAATATGTCAGTGCTATCGAGTTAAGGGCTGGCCCCTCTACCAATCCCCATTTACCAAAGATTATCAGTAAGCGACCTAGAGCAAAGGCGGTTTTGGTTGTTGGAAGTCCTGCGACTTCTATCAAATTAGATGATGCCAGCCTTTTCCCTATCAAAAGTCCTGACAACGATTATAATTTTAGAGTTGCTTGGGTAGATTCTAGTGGAAATGTGAAGAGAGGGTTTTACAATAATAGGTCAGGAAACACATTAACTATTACCAGCCCTGATACTGGTTTTACTCCTTCGGCAGGTGACGAAATATATGTTGAAGACTTGTACGCTACTTCTGCAAGCACTTGGCCAAAAGTCAAAGAGACATTCCTAAACAGGACTTGGGCACATCCTTACTGTCCGGGTGGAATTAGACAAGGTGATACAATATGGATGAACATGCACTACACCAATCCTCACGCAGTTGAAGGTCTGTTCTGTAAGAGTAGAGGAACGCTTAACGAAGCAGAGGTTTGGAAAGGCTTTAACGGCGGAGTAGGGGAAGTAGATGCTAACCCAAGGGATAGTATTCCATTAGAAAACTTCCTTATCGGAAATAGTTGTATAGAAACGGCTCAGAACTTAGTACAGCACATTAACAAAACAATCGAATTGAACTACCTTGAGGTTGTAGGAACTTCAATAACTGCACCAGTTGTTGCTTACTTAGACCCTTACCAGTGTACGGACAATTTTGTTAGAATATTACTTTACGATGTGGGCCATGACCGTGAATTTATTGCATTCCAAGATTTACACATGCAGGTTCAGTCAAGCCCTGCCGCTGCTAGAATTAGCGAAGAGGATGCTAACAAAACAGGAGTTGTAAAGAATACTGTCACAGATTCAGGTACCCAATTAGATGTTGCGGCTGGTTTCCCTAGCCAAAACAAGAGAATGAATACTACTACAAAATCTGATTTTATCGAGGCAAGTTACGCTCACGCATCTGATTGGAATGAAAGTTACTCTGGTGCAATATCGGAGCATAATGTTGGTGGGCTAACAAATATAGACAAAGACAGTTATAGCAGTAGAACTAATCCAGCAGTAGCCTCAGCAAACGAAGCATTAATCCAACATCAAGTGATTGATGACACAAGTAGAGAATCTTCTACTTTCTTTGATACCCCAGACGGTACTAGAGTTATACCTGCTTTCTTAGCCATGAAAGGTATTAGGAACTCAGTATTAGATTTAACTTCACATACTGAGGCGAGATTGCAGTATTTAGACCAATGGACTGATATGGATTTCGTCAGAAGATTAACCCTAGATTTAGGAGAAGTTGCGCTCAAAGACGGCGTGACCAATATAGAATCGGCTGCTAGAGAAGTGGTTAGGTTAATTAATCAAGCAGGTGCAAGGAATGGTAAAACACACGCTCGTAGACCAAATGACCAATTTTTAGGTGACAGTTCTAAGTTTGACTTATCTAGCCCCGGACCTAAGTCAAATGCTTACAGCACTAACATTGACCCAGCGGCCACTCACCTTCATGCTGATTTCGCTGCTACTGCTTCAACACACGACCCTGCGCCTTTCTGGGACCCAAGCAAAGCGTTTTCAAGCCATGACCGTGGTACTCACATGGGATATGTTCGTGCCCATCTTGGAAGAGTCGTTCTTGACTCAGAAGATAATCCGGGCTTTTCTATAGTAATACACTCTACTATTCCGGGTGCCGCTGGTCGTAATTTCTGTACTTGGTTAGACAGTAGTAAAGCACAGAGTCCTTACAGACCACAGTTTTTGATAGGTCACGGTGGCCGTTTCAGAAACTATTGGTGCCAGCCCGATGAGATGACTGGAGAGAATATGCATCCTGCGCCTATGCCTATCAACAGATTCGGTAGACCGTTTGCGCCTATCACGACATTGAAAGAGCATTTACCTCCAGAAAATCCTAGTGACCCGTTTTTGAACAACTTAAATTTCGGGCCAGACAGGACTGATAGTGCAGGTGCATTAGTGTCTGCTAATACAGAAGTTGTCAGCGGAAGGAATAGTAATACTTTACTCAATGAATCGTTTGAAACCAAGAGTCCTGCTTCTACTTTAGTAGACGGACTCAGGATAGGTACAAGAGCCAAGGCTAGAATTAACTTTGGTGGCTTGACCCAAGCAGGAGTACCCGGTTGGGCACCTGATGTAAGTAAGTGGGGCTTTGATAATGATGGTACTCAAAATCATTTCCTATCTAAATACGGCAACCCATCAAATGTATCAGATGCTATGACAGTCACTACTGATGGTAGTAACGACGGTTATATTCCAAAAGCAGATATGAAGAAAGAAAACATAGGTAACAATCCACTTTACGGCTTTAGGTTCGTAGACCACCGAGGAGACAATCATACAATTAGAATGGTTTACAGACAGTTTGGCCAAAGTTTTGCTAACGACAATACATACTTGCCTTCTACACTTGATGAAGAAGTTATCATCCATTTTGATGACAGAGATGTAGGTCAGGGCGGCTTTACTATCGGTAGGCATATGGTCGGTACTGGCGAGGTGTGTGGAGAAAAGACAGGTGGTAGCACTCTAAGTAAACTAAAAGGTAATCTTTGGAACAACTACCCTGCTCCAATTGTCGGAGTAAAGGTCGCTACAACTTACTCAAGTGGTACAATGACTGTGGTACTAGATGCTCCTTACGACACAAGCGCACCAGCGGTAATGCAAACTCACCCTGACATACTGGGTTATCTTGGATTTCCAGAAAGTGGTATGTTCCAACTTTCCACGCAAAGCGGTATCCAAGGTCTAAATTTCTACTATACTAGTAGAACGCACAACGATTACAGTGGTACTCACAAGTTCTTTGGAGTCATTGGTGGCTCTAGCAGTCATACTAATGGCGATTGGTTTATGAGTCCTAGACTCAACTTTAGTTCTTTGCTGACCGACGAAGTGATTGCCGCAGCAGTCGAATATGCTATCAACATGCCTGATTCAGGATTAGAAGGATTGGATGTTACGAGTTTCGATTGTACTAACATGTTCGCACCAGACGGACAAACTTTAGGCGAATGGGGAGTAAGTCCTACCGCTATTAGAATTCATACCAGAGCAGACAGAAAGGTAGCCTTGAGTAAATTATTCGAGGCGACAAGAAGCAAAGACTGGGGATTGTTAGAAGGTGCTTCTACTGATGCAGTTGTATCGAGTAAGCACACTGGTGGTCTGAGCGCAGGCGAAATAGATGCAGGTACAAGGTTGGATATCGGCTACATCCCTAGCACTGTGCTACATATTACTACTAAATACCGAGGTTCTAATGCCAACACTGCTACTCCTATATTAGTTGACAGTCAAAACAACATGGTCGATATTACCACTTGGCAAAGAAATCTCAGAGGGGAGAACTTCACCGATGTAGCAGGCGACCATATCATTCCAAGAGTAGATGCTCCTTGTCTCGAAATACACAATGTTACTTCTACTGAGGTCCATGTTGCTAGTAATGAGTCTTGGGCTTTGTTTGGCAAGTTAGCATGTGACGATACTAACAGTTGGGGTCAACCATTTTTGATTTGGTATAGTACTACTGATTGGGCCGAGGTTAGAAGTAAGCCGGGCACATCTAGTGTTACTCATGTAAACATAATTGCTAAGTCTGCAAACTTTTCTCCTAACAACCATGATGTTATATTCAAGTCATATAGTAGCGACGGGTACAGTAAGGAAATAGATGGTGTCAGAAGGGCGGGTAGTAAGAAAGCCAGTCCTTTCCTTTACTTCCGTGGCGGTAGAGATAGTCCTGACCACTGGGTGCCACTGTACTTCGGCGGCGGATTCAGTGGCGCTGTTGTAGATATTAACGACGGAACTCAAAATGACTACAGTGAGTTTTACACACATCCGTATTCTTCTGGACCGACAGGCAGCGCAGGTATGCAGAATATAGGAGAAGTGGCTGGCTCTTACGCATTGTTAGATACCAATGCTATGTTGGCTATGTTCCCCGGAACTCCTTATCTCGACCAACATCGAGGACAGAATAATCCACCTTTCTTCAATCAAGATGCTTTGTTGACATTCGATATGACAAAGACTGCTAATAGCAAAGTCACAGGAATAGATTACACTGACGGGACAAATACCGTCAACGCAAATATTCCTAGCCCTATTGTCTTAAGATTTGCTCATCCTCACGCTAGATATAGCCCGTCAGGAGATGTCACAGACCATACTACCTACATGGTATTTGGCCCCGGTCAGGCTTTCCCGCACAACACAGCAGCGCATGAACCACAAGGCTCTCGTATAGTTACACTAGGTAACGGCTACAGCGCAGTCCCTATTCATTTCAATAGCGATGCTACTAAAGATACATTCCTACCTAATCAATTGGCTAACGGTGACTCGACTGAGCACAGTGGTTTCAACAGAGGTAGTGCTGAGGCTCACCTACCTATGACTACCTTCTTCCAGAAAAACAACGAGACTGGATTTAACTATGTTATGAATTGGCAGCCTACCAAAGGATTCCCATCAGAAGATGCAAGTGCCACTAAAAACTACAACCAAGTTAACACTAAGGCTTTCTATTACGATGGTAGCGTAGCCACCACTGCCAACTTACCTAAGCATTATCATCCGTTCAATCATGTTCCTGTAGCAATTGCTGGAGGCGCTGCTAACACTATAGGCGGCTCTAATTTCCTACAGACCAGAAAGTCTGCCGCTGTATGGCATATGGATGGTGGATATCATCCGGGCGGTCATTTCTTAGACAACTGTGTAAGCAAAAATCCGCTTCATCCAATAGGAACTAGATTGAGCACTGGTGGAGATGCTGCTCAAAATGTATCTGCATTCAGACCTTGTGGTTTGTTAGCACAGGCTTACTTAGCCTTCTATGGCGAAAACCCTAGCAATCAGGCGGTTAATGAAAACATAGTGATTGTCGACGCAACTCGTGTGCAAAACGCAGAAGAATTGGCTACAATTATTAGCGCTTCAATCAATACATTCCCCGGTAAAGACCCGCTCAAGGCTATGGGTGGTACATTTATGCCTTCTATGCAAAACGCTCACAAGCAAGATAGATATGGTTGGGTTAAGACTACTATAGTAAGTTATACCGCAGAAAATAGTGGTACTGCTGCTAGTTTAGTAGTTAGTGGTAGCCTAACGACTTTACCAGAATATGGGTGGGTAAGGGTCAGTGACGGTACTGATGCTCATTATGCACCATATGTATCTACATCTTATTCTGCACCAAATCTTACACTGACATTAGGTAAAAGTCCTGACGGCGGTTCTACTAACTTAATTAATCCTCATAACAGTAATCCGTTTAGTTTTAGCGGTAGTACTACTTACGAAGTTTATATTTGGACTAAAGCAGGTACTCATAGACACAACAACGATGCCCCTAATGCATCAAGAGACCATATGTGTCAAGTTCACTTTAGTGGATTTGTTGACGCTGTGGACCGAACTAGACCAGTAGGTGCAGTAGGATGGCATGGTGAGAGATATTCTTATTTTAATTCATTAGATTTGGGTAGTAATACTTACGCTGCTGGATTAGGCGCTTGGCATCCTTTCTTAGGCTTTAATCCATACGGTGCAGCAGAGACTTGTTTGACTGGCTCTGCACCTGTAACTGTTACCGGAGAAACTGCTACTAATACATTTACATCTGACTATTGCGTTACTGGTTTAGCCAGTAGGCACTTGATTGTAATTAGTCACGAAAGTGAATTACCTTTGATTGCTAAGGCTGACCGTAACGGAACAAACTGTACAGGTGATTTGCTGATTGCGAACAAAACAGATAGCAGTAACGGCGTTGGAACCATTGCTTGGGATACTACGAAGATTCACAACAAAGACCGATATGTTGGACCTGCCACTGCTGGGCCTCATGTAGAAGTACAGATACACAGTAGTCAGTTTGTCCCAGTAGTCGCTGGAGATTACCCTGCCGGAAACGCTTTACCTGCTGATAATAAGTGGCACAGGGCTTTCAAAAGCGGTGACATGGTAAGAGCCAACGCTTGTAGATACCCTACAGGTGATTTGTTTTGGGATGAAAGTTTGTTACCAAGTAATACATTGTCAGAATATGCAGGTACTTATGCTACCGAGTGCGTGGGTATAACTGGACAAGACCACTACTTAGATTCAGCCGCTAACCAAGGCCATACTGGTTTGTTCGGTTATTACAACAAGAGGAGTGCAGCAAGAAATTTCCTACCTGAACATGTCGTTTGGAAGCGTATGGATGGCGGTAGTATAACCATGCCTGCTGTTAATGCTAGAGGTCTTGGTATGATTCCTTGGGTTAAAAGAAAAGATAGCAGTGCTACCGATTACAAACTAGTAGGAGAAAAAATACTTGGTAATGTAAGATTTAGTTTTGAGACTACAAATGCCGCTATGTTCCCAATCATCCAAGCACAGGAACTAGGACATCCTCAATTGGCAGAGCAACACCCTCTTGAAGTAAGGAATGCCTTACTTATACCAAACGAACACCTACAGTTCGACAGTGTACAGGTAGTTGATGACACAGGTCAGGAACATAGGATAGAAGGCGGCTCTCCTTTCGGTACCGTAATCATGGACTTTAGGCACATTAGTGACAGAGAAATAGAAGGCTTAGCACCTGCTCTAGCCGGTGCCGGTGTAAATCCAAATCTCAAAATCAGATTACCGAACCCAGATGAAGTACCGGGTAACATTGTGATTAGGTCAGGTTTTGACAGAATACAAGCCTATCAGAATGAAACGATTGGTTCTGGCGGTCTACAACATCCTGCTCAGAACATAACTCAGATAAGGCAAATGTTCGACCATGAATATGCTGGACCAAGACTTTGGCCGACATGGGAAAACAATGGTTGGGAACACCTCAGTCAGGATAGTGATGATATCTCGTTGGCTCAAGCCAATAGCAGACTAAAGTTCCCTGCTTCTAACAAAGAGGGCTGGCATGACCATACTGATAACAACCCTCTCAAGTCTTCTTTTGAGCCTCACGACAGGTCATTATATTTCCATGTGACAAGAATGGGAGCAACTATGACACATCGGTACGATTTAGATGAGTTGTCATTTACTGCCTACGATGAAACTAATAATGAGATTGATGTTGGCTCTACTCCCAAAGATACTACTTGGATAGACACAAGTGAACAAAGCGGCGGTAGATATTTCCTAAGAGTTTACGACCCTACTACTGACAAAGGTGTAATTGCATCTTATACAGGTAAGGGTACAAATAAATTCACAGGTGTCGTAGTATCGCCTGAATTTAAGTCATTTGTAACTGGTAAAACTGGATTGAAAGTTACCCCATCTTATTATGTCCCTGCTGGAACAACAAGAATGTTTGCTGCTCGTAGACTAAGAGACCACAGTGAGTATAGTGGTGCAAGTCCAGATATGCAAAAAATAAATTGGCATGCAATGTATAATGCTTTGCCTACCAATAGCACAGAATTGTCAGGAAGTGCTGCTAAGATTCCACACTCTGCAATCAGCGCACCAAAAATGACACCTATGCCTATTCCAAGAATGGGTCACCACTATGTCACTCCGAGCATGGCATTGATGCCCGGACATTATGCTCACCCTGCCTATCAAAGATTGTATGATTTACATACTGCTTGTAAGAGTTCTAGTCATTCTTCTTTTGACAGCGACTTGATTGGTACAATAGAAGCAAGTAGACTAGGGTTAGATTCAGAAGATGTAACCGCTAAAGGCTTTACTAGAGACCCGCTTCTGTGGTTTTCAGCAGCAAGTGCAGCGTATGGTCCAAGCGACATACACGGTGGTGCATTTACACTACTTACCGAGACCAAACTAAAGTATGAGGGATACGGTATAGCAGCCAGTGTAGGTACTAACGCAGGTGACATAAACGCAGCAGGAGGGCATACACTTGTTCTCGAAGCAGCGGCTACATACACTATGAACAATCACTTCCCAGACCCTCTGGAAGTAGGTTCTTACCAGATTATCATTCAGCCGAATGTGTTTAAGCAACAGTTACAAGGTTTCCATCAAAACCATAGTGACGCTGTAAAGGCACCTAGTGAGGCTGGTGCAAAAGTAACCGAATTAACAGGTCAGCAAGTTAACACAGTGATTGCCATAGAAAAGAATGTCAACACTAGAGGTGCTTATGCACTTATCTTAGCCGAGGCTATGATGGCTGATGTAAGAGGATGTGAAGTAATACTTAACGAAGTCATATTGGATATCGACCCAGACCCCGGTAGTCAGTTTGCTTCTCTTCCGCCTTTGGCACTTTACAATCCACTTGGCGTACAAGAATCTACTAGCCCTTCCTTTACTAGAAGAAGCCTACCTTACAGGCCGGGTATGTTTGTAAGTTCTACTCCGGGTAGAACCTTGACCATACCATGGTGGAGCATACTGCACAAAGATGGTGCGACTGCTAGTGGTGCGAGCAAATTCAAACACCTTGAGTGGTACAAACCTGATAATTACTACGAGTTGTGTAGAGCAGGCTACGGTGCAGTCGGCGCTCAGATTACTTTGGCTGGATACCCTACAACTTTCCTTGACATATACGAGCCACACAAGAGAGTCAGAAGTCTAAACCCTCACTGCTTAGTGATATATGCAGAAGTACGCTCTAGCGAAATATTGGTAGACAATGCTGACTTGTTCCCTGTTTATCCTTATTATGGAGAAGTATTAGAATATACAAGAGACGGTAAAAGATATACTGCTTCTTACACAGATGTTAGAGGTACACTTGCTACAGGAAGCCTAGGTGTAACAGCAGCATTCGATGGAGTTACAGAAATAACTACTGGTTTCTGGGCAAATATAAATACTAATGAAGAAATTATATTGAAGTTAAGTAGACCTTACGATAATGATGTTTCTGATGCACTTTACTTAGATTCAGAAACAAGCCTACTGACTAGAAACTTACCTCAATTGGCTAACGGCAGTAGAGATACAAATTCCTTACACCCTGCTGATGCTTTCCTTTGCATGTGGCACCCTAATCTGGGTAGACCATTTACTTGGTACAGCGACGACTCTTCTAGGGCTATTTATACCAAAGCAGGTACCGCTGATACACCTGTAGACCAAAAGCCGTACAACCATGTACCAGAGCATTTTGAGACTATACATTATCACGATTTTAATTATGTCGCTAGTAAGGGTCCTTTTGCGCTCGGTATGAAGTGGCCAGCCCCGCCACACGACCATGATAACAATAGTAGTACCGTTTTAAGACACGACGGTACGGTTTACACTGCTTCTGAGATGGATGCACTCACTGATGGTTCTAGTACTCTGAACCATCAAGGGGGTACAGTCGGCTCCAACAAATACAATTTCTTCGGATTCTGGCCGGGTGGAAGCCATGGTGCAGGTGCCGTTAGTAGACTCGAATCATACGGCCACTCGCTAATGGGTTGGGGCAGTGATACTTTTGGCATGGACTGTGAGACATATCAAGACTCAACTGGAGTCGCCACGCTATCTTTGCCCAATGATAGAAACAGATGTTTCGGTTATAGAATGGCAGTTAGGCAATTGTACAACAGACCAAGGTGGTCTCCTTACATTCGTGGTTGGTTAGAAGTAGCCAATTCAAACGCTATGCTTGGATACTACAACGGGCCACTAATCCAACAAGATTCTAAGACGAATGGCTGGGATTATGTAGGTAGTGTCAGCGGTCAAACAGATGAAGATTTCAATGCACTGTATGTAGGTATACTTGAGAGGATAACACAAGTTTCAAGTTTACTCGGACAAGACCAACTTGGTCGTCAGGTCAGGTACAGTGATGGTAGAAGAATGACAGGGCCATTCGGTTGTCCTGTTAGAACTGCAAGAAATGCATCTACTGTAACTCGTTTCTTCCCTAATGACGAAGAAGGGCAAAATATCGAGGAGTTGTCACAAGCCCACAGACATTACATGGTTGACTGGTGGGGCAACACTCGTGGTGAAGATGTCAGGCGTTTCCCTGTAAGAGGATTCGGGCTACGGCCTTCTTGGGACCCAGAAGATGCTTACAAAGATACGAATGTCACTCATAGACCTGCTGCAAACGGTTTGTTTGGCGGAGACGGTAACGACAGACAAAGCGGTAATGCGAACACAGTCAACAATGACGGAACCAATATGGGAACCGTTGACTGGTTTAACCCAGCAAGTATGTTGAGAGTCGGTGACCGAGGAGATGGTAGAGGTTGTAGATGGCCTACAGTTTTCAACGAGAGTCTACTTATGGCTGTCAGTGAAAATCATGACGCTACTGGACTTGTACTGTCAAGTAACACAGCCGAACCTGTCTACGGACAAGGTTTGGTTAGACCAAGCAACGAGACATTACAGGCTGGCGAAATTGAAAGAGGAATCAGCGATAGAGTAGACCTAGATTCTGATGACGGTCTGCTCAAGCCTAGCGCACATGTCGGCGAGGCTATCGAAACTATCAACGCAGATACTAGAGGTGCTGAACCTGTATCAAGAGATGATGTTAGATTGGGATTGGATGTAGACACTATCGCAGAACTAAACGACGGTGTAAGTAGAGAATACATCGTTATGTCAACAGAAGCCCACAGTCTGCACACAGACAGAGAAGTCGGACAAAGAACTAACATTAGAGGAGCATATAACTTCGGAAGTAGAACTCTCAAAGATTTAGATATGACTGCCCTTGATTGGAGTTCTGCTCCTGTCACTGGTGTAGTTAAGCACTCCGATGCACACGCTATGTGGCCACTTGGTGGTACTTATGTGATGGACTGGAACAAACACGCTGGTAACCTAGATGTCAAAGGGTGGGGTCGTGCTTTCCCAAGAAATGGTATGGCTCTTTGGTTAAAGGCAGACACATTAGAATTAAATGACGGTGATGCCGTGACTAGTTGGAAAGATTCGGGGCCTCATGGATTTGAGTTTACACAAGCAACTGCTTCGGCTCAACCTTCTTACATAGCATCATCTAACTTGATTAACGATATGCCTGTAATAGATTGTGATGGTAATGATAAACTTACCCTTACCTTCGATGCAAGGCTCAACACCAATGAAGTCACTTTGTTTGTAGTGGCTTGGGCAGATACTGATGATGGTAATCCTAATGGCGTATTGGAAACATTTGCAAATAGCCCTGTAACTCGTGCCGGTCACTCTCTATGGATTCGCATGGATTCTAGCAACAGATGGAGATGGCAAGGTGGTGCGAACACCACTTACACAGGTGTCTATTCTGCCAATAATAGTGCAATTGCCGGATACCCTGAGATAGTTACTGCCCGTACATTCGGTGGAGATGGTGTAGGTGGTACCGCTACTTTCGATTTGTTCTTAAGAGGAATTAGTGTTGGCTCTACAACAGGTCCATTTTGGGTGGCAGATGAAGACCCTATGGGAATAGGCCATGTTGGTTCATTTGAATTAAACGGTAAGATTGCCGAAGTAATACAGTATAACAGGAAACTCACTGACCTTGAGCAAAGACAAGTGGAAAGTTATTTGTCTCAAAAATACGCCATTAGTACAGCGTCATTAGGTCAGACTTCTAACCCGTACCAAGATAATGACCACGACCCTATATCTCAGAACATCAACAACTCTGATAGCAACATACAATTCTTGTACAGACCAGCGTTTGGACTTGACTTCAAGCACAGTCAGATGTTCAGGTCTTATGTGGCGTTAAAAGGTAGCAGTCCTCAAGAAAACTCAAACTTCTACAGGGCTACTGCTGGCGGTAAGTATGGTATGTTCACTAGTGATGCACCGGGCGCTCGTACAGGTACTCCGAGTAATCCGCCTTACGCACCTGTTTATACCGTAGACCCAGCGACCAGTACAACTGTACCTGTCAGTCAAGGGCCGAACATACCCGGTGTCGATGTCACAGGTTATGATAAGTCAGATATTACCAGCCCAGTCGCTAGAATGGTCATGTCAGAAAATACTCTTGAGCACTTCCGAGCCGACGCAAGTCGTCGTTCTATAGATGATGATGAGGGTGATTACAGTGTTCAGCCAAGACACAGCCAGACGCTACATCCAAAGGGCAGCAAAGGGGATGCATCTTATAATACCGGAGACCATAGTGGGGAGTGAGGCGCATGACACCAATGGATGAGGCTTGGATGATACTAAAGCGTCAGACTACGCTTGGTGAACATCATCCTGATTTTCCTAGCCAATATGGAGACATTACTCATTATCATGGAACCACAGACGACAGAGGTAAAGGTATAGTGCAACAAGGATTACTGGTGGGTGATAATGAAGCATTTGGTAGAGGAGTGTATGCTTCTCCTAACCCATCAACTGCTAAAAATTATGCAATGACAGGGGCTATGACTAATCAAAATTTACCTGCCGTATTTGCTATTAGAGGAAAAGGTTTAGAGCAAGAAAATGTAACTGATGATTATACTTTATATCCTGACAATATATCTCCCGAAAGACTAGTTAGGATTAGAAATGTAGCGGAAATTCCAACATGGGTCGACTCTTGGAAAAATCTGCCTCTATCTCAGCAAGAATCGGCTCGTCAATCACTTGAAAATATATATTCAGATTATGGGGGATAGTAAACATGGCACTAGGTAAGAATCTCGCAACAGGTCGCTCTGATGCTGCTCAGAACACTGTGATGAAGAAGATTCGTAAGCCACGCTTTGTCGATAACGCTGTACGCCACGCCCAATACACCAAAGTAAAGGCTGGCTTTGCGGCTAATAAGCCTACTAAGACGGACTTCATACCTACACCTGAGCGCAGATACAAACTCATCGAAGAAGAAGATACCATCCGTTTACTTCACAATCCGACAGACAGTATGACCTATGAAGGTTCATTGTTTTATGACGGTGACAAAGTGACCACTACTAGCACTTTGCCTGCGCTGGCTGTTGGTAGTGAGAACCATACCCAAGCGCTGGTTATGTCCGAAATCAAGACATCAACTAAGGGTAACAGGTACGGAATAGAGAACTTGAAGGGCAGAAAGTTACATGATGTAGGCTTTACTGACAAAACTATCCGTTTTGCTCAGAAAGTAGGCGTGGGTTTGCGAACTTCTGACCTAGCAATTAAGTTAGGGAATACTTCACAGAGTTCAATCAACGGTTTAAGAGTGAAAAGACCAAGCGGTACATTCGTTGCTCAAGATTTCTATGGCATCGACTCACTCACCGCCATCAGATTCTTGGCCAAGCATGACTTTTACTCACCAAGAAGTGACAGATTCGGTAATCTGGTCTACTCCCCTCAAACTCAGATAGAAAGAGAGCATCTTTTGACTGAAAACAGGGTCTCTGGAGGCACATCAGAGAACAATAATAGTGCTTTACCCAACAGAGTAGTAGTTAGAGGTAAATCTAGGGCTAACAATGATAAAAATGTTGTACAAGTAGACGATTTTGGCACACAAGGTGATTCTGTTAACGAAGTACCCGGTGGTATTTACGCACCTACTGCCTTAACTAAAGCCAGTGCTAGAAGAATAGGCCAAAACATGCTTAGGATGTCAAAAAAGGCTAACGATTCTAAAATGTTAGTAGATGTTTTGGAAGGCTCTCATATACAACCCGGAGATTTAGTCAGTTATCAATCAAGAACCGACAATAACAAACAAATTGTGTTGAGTGGTAATTATGATTTAATAAATCGTAAATCTAACTTACATATCAACTCAGTAGACGGTACTTTAGAAGATGTGTTGCAGAAATTCCAAGAAGTCGACATTAGTAATACTGCTGATGATGATTTTGACCGAAATAGGCAATTCAGCGTAGAAGAATTTAGTACTGCTTTCGGTTTCAAAGTCAAAATTAGTTGGGAGATAGCAGAAAGAGTCGATAACAACAGAGGTGTAGGATTCAACCTTGGTCAGCCCAACAGAGACACTATACATGGGGGTCGTGTACTCCAAAGTACGGGTGTCTTGATTGACAACAGTGGTGGCCATGCTATAGGCACGACCTCGTTTACAGTAGACGGAGTAAGCGCCACTTCTGTATTTGCTACTGACAACCAACCAGTCTACACATCTAGCGGTAACAAATTAGGTCATATTCATCTAGCCGGAGTGGGGGCAAATACTGTTGTCATCAAATCAAGAAGTGTTCACTCGGTACTGGACAACGAAGAACTACTGATAAGGTCAGATACTGTTCCAGAATCAAAGAACGCTCATCTCAAGTTGGGCACAGTACAAAGTAGATACTTGAAAAACAGGAGAGGTTGATATGCCATTATTAGATGAAGGAACTAGATTTTTGATAGATACACTTAGAGCAAGAATTAACGAAGTGGTGTTCGGCTTTGACGGTACTGTTGCTACTCAGCAAGACGGCGGCATAGGTAGACCAGCAGTCGTCGTCAAACCAGATGTCAAAGTAATAGACGACAACACCTTGTCAGTCGAAGCAAAACTGTCATTAGATGTTAGTTTTACGCTACCTTTGAGAGAGGTAGTTATCAGGTACAAGAATCCGAGCGATGATACGGATACTACTGACTTCTGTAGATACACTTACAACTCAATTGAAAAGACTAGTAATAATGAAATAAAATTCACAGCAATTATCGAGGTGGGACAATGACTAATCCAAAGGCAGGGCATACAAGCGCAACAGGTTACGGGGCTAATTCACAAGGACTCAGAGACGGAGACGGGCTTACTAGTCCTAGTCTTACTAATTTATACGAAGGGCTACACGGCAATGGTATCTTGAGACTAAGCGATGGTGCTAAAGGTCATTCGCTTAGAAACAGCGTGGTATCTGGTACTCCCGGTTACATCACAGCAGGTAACGCGGGCTTGATTACAGTCAACGGAGGTTACTGCAAAATAGATGGCATCATGTATAAGTTTGCAGGAGGTCCATCGAGCACTGTCAGTTTTACTGTCAAAACAGACTCCAACTTTTCTGGCGATTTACCAAGCAATCCATCTTCTAACTCAGAAGTATTCGTTGTAATATATTTGGTAGGTAACGGTTCACCCAAAGACAATGTCATGTACGAAATGGGTACACCAGTTGTAGCGTCAGAAGGCACTCCCTTGATACCTAACCGATTCTTGTCTGACCCTAGTATAACAGCCAACACCGATTCTAATCACCAAAGTACAGTTTTAGCAGTGCTTAGGTATACGATAAGTACTAGTGGTGTCTTAGGTAATGACCCAATCATCTTTGACCGTAGAACATTTTTGGATAACACTGTTAACTTTTTAACACCTATGACAAAGGCAGAGAATGGCAACATAGTTTATCCCGCTAATTCTATCAATTCCGCTGCTAACTTAGACGGTTTCTTCACCTCACCAGAAAACGGAGATTTTGCTGGTAGCACCTTTGGCGCTATATGGCAGAGTCACACTGCTGATGTAGCGGGTAATCGACATGGGCTGATATACGCAGCAAATCCAAGAAATCTACAAGCCACTCCTTCGACAGATACCCATGTATTAGGGCCAAATAGATTAGAAGTAGTGACGACCAGTGCGGATGTCACATTCAACTTTGACCAAGGTAATATATGGATAGTTACCACTGACGCTGCTAGAAAAATAAACCCTACAGGTGATTTTCCAAGAGGTCATGTTGTCGAAGTGTATCATAAGGCTGGAAGCCATACTCTACATTTTGATTCTACTAGCGGTGGGCACAGTAGCGGTACTAAAATAAATGTCAATGTAGCAATCAATCAGTATGCTAAGTTTGTCTATGACGGTGCTGATTGGCATAAACTAGACTTGCATACGGTGAGTTGATGGGTAGACTAATTGACATGCTCAAGCAAAGATGCGAAAACTGTAATCGCATCTCTCTACCGTTGTCGATATCAGGTTGTTATGTATCAGGCGAGCCCGTAGTCTTACACCAGTGTTCTTTCTGCGACTACATACGCTTTCACGGACAACTTGGATTCAAGGGTGTCCGTAAGCGCAAGGCCGAGCCCGTATCAAGAAGGGCTGGCGGTAGACTTTCCCGTTATCTCAGACAAATGGCTGAGAAGTTAGGAAGGTAAGTTTATTCCGACAAACTTCTCAGTAGTTCCATTCTTTCATGAGTTGTTTGGGAAATTATACCTCCGCCCACACCATTTCCAGAAAGCATGTATTGAGGGTGTTCTCTACATAAATTTAGCAAAGTAAGCATAGCACTTACTCCCGCTTCGGTGCAATCTTCTTGATGATTAGCGACAATAGAGTTTATCATATAATAAGTATTTTCACTAAAAAATGCACCTGCTGTTTCTATATAGTCATATAATAACTCTGGACTTTCAACCATCATATTTAGAGAAACATTACCTTCTCCATCTTCCTCAGTTTCATTTTCAAAAATAGATAACTTATGCCTAAATAGATATTCTTGACACATTTCTATAAAGTCGTCTAATTGACGCATTTGTTGTGTTATCACAGGTTCGTTAAAACCAAATATTGGTTGTTCATAATCAGGATGTACTCCCTCGCTCTTTTCTGTTATGGGTTCTTTCGCCATAAGTTTTGGTATACCATACTATACTTAAACTAATTGAGGAATCCTCATCAGAAAGCGAGTGCATTTGAGTGGTCACTCTTCCTCTTCTTTTCCACGGAGGCACGCTAAGCAGTATCTAAATCCTCGGTGGGCTAGATTGAAACAACCTCTTTTTGAGCATAGTCTCATATTTATTCCTCTTCTATTTCTATAAGCCCAACGCCTAGCCACTCACCTATAGTTCGCTGTTCTTTATTTTTTATTGCAGCAGCGTGTCCTAAACTACCCGGTAGAAAGGACAAAAGATTTCCTAATTCAAAAAAACAACCTTTGGCGTAGCCCAAACTTTCACCAAGCCACTTACCACTATCTATTTCATCATGTATTTTTTCCATTCTCCACTCTAAAATTGCGACCAAAGATTTTGGACAGTTTTTTATTTCTGTGGCACTAAAAAACGCATTGTGGGCTAATGCTTCTTTGTTCTTTTCATAGAACTTTTTTGACTTCTCAGCGGCTAACTGTTGCTTTAGTTTGTAATCCTTCCTTTCTTTCATTTCTTTTACTGCATTTTGAACATGCTCTTTAGAAATCAATGATTTCAGACTTTTGTTAAAAAATAAAAAGTCTTCTATTTCCTCCTTAGTCGCTGGAGGTATTTCGTGCTCGTCACTCAAGTCACTCACCACGCTTGCCGATGATATCATCTATGCGTAGTATACTGATTGTAACTTCACTGGCCGATTGAATAGCCTGCTTGACTAAATCAAGTGGCTCGAATACATCTTGTTCTTTCATCGAACAAGCACCGCCGTTTTCTATATCTGGACCGCTATCAGTGTTACCCGCCTTATGTTCATTTCTTAGTGTCAGTATAGTGTCAAGTGGGTCATGACCTGCATTCTCAGCAATGGTAGCCGGTATTGACTCCAATGCGTCAGCAAATGCGTCGATAGCCATCTGCTCTCTACCACCTGCTTCCGCAGCCCTTGAGCGTAAATGCAATGCTGCATTAAGGTAAGCAGAGCCGCCTCCATAGACAACCGAATCACTGTTGTAAGCCAAACAGACTACGCCTAGAGCATCTTCAAAGCCACGCTCAGTCTCGTCGAGAGTTTGTTTGGTAGCGCCTCTTAGTATAAGCGTAGTGACTTCTCCTTCACCCTTAACTACGACATATTTCATATCACCAATGGTCTTACACTCTGCGTCGCATTTTACCGCCTCTTGTAGGTCTTCTGTGGTATGAGCAATAGTGGTGTTGAGTAACTTGGCTAATGCTGTCATGTCACTTTCAGGTATTCTGTGCACCATGGATATGTTATGCTTGGCTAATGTAGCCCCTACAACTTCATGGACAGTGTCTCTAACAAACACTACGCCTCCCTCTGGGAGAAGGTTAGTTATGGCATTGGCCTTGTCTACCCATTGCTCTCTACCCGATTGTCGCTTGTATTGCTGATATTCAGCAGCAGAGCCAAGATTCAATTGAACATTATCATCGCTTTTGATATCACTCAGACCAGTGTTGATTAGTAAAGCCTGACCATTTGGTAGGGTAGGCATAGCAGGTAACATGAACTCTTTGTGTAAAACTACACCGCTAAAGCAAGACGAGTCATCTAGGCTACCGCCCGGCTGACATAGAACTCTGATTCTTTCAAAGTCACCTGCTGCTTTCTTGACTGCTTCTACACATAATCCACTAACATGCTCTACGCTAGATTCTAACGCTTTGCCTGTAATAGAAGTCTTTGCTACATTACTGAGATGCTTAGACCCTTTGAAAGCCAGTGATTGTATGTGGTCAGTTGCCCACTTGGAGGCTTTCCTGTAACCACGACAAATGATATTGGCATGAAGCCCCTTGTTAAACAGAAGTTCACTGTTACCTAGTAGTTCTCCGGCCAATACTACCGTACTGGTTGTTCCGTCGTAACAGATGTTCTCTTGTGTATTAGCCGCTTCGACTACCATTTTAGCCGCAGGATGACTGATGTCTAACTCTTGTAGAATAGTGGCACCGTCGTTAGTAACTATTACATTACCACCGGCATCTACCATCATCTTGTCCATACCCATCGGGCCAAGTGTTGTCTTGACCGTCATTACGGCTCTTTTTGCTGCTCTTATATTATGCACTACTGCGCTTGTGTTGCTCTCGTTTTCGTTCATTATTTTCCCTCTCAAAATATTCTTCCAATATGGAATCTATACAGGAAGTACATACTCTATGTTTAGAGCATCTAATCCCTGACCAATTATCTCTTTCGCATACTTCGCAGACTATCATTGACATTACCAGTCCACCTCGTATTCTTTGACATCCCCCGTTTTTCTACATCTCGCCTTTACGAAACCTTCTTCCATACCATGTTTCCAAAGTTCGTATACTAGTTCAGCGTCTTTCAAGCAATATTCAGCGACTTTGCTATAATTACCCTTGCGCCACTCTATCGGGGCATCGTGACTGTTCATAAGTTTACCTTTGTTCAAAGTGTGATAACAGGTATCTGATAAGGGCACTGCGTGACCCACTATACTTTTCAGCAAAACAGATGTATCAAAAACCTGCTCGGTGGATTTTTTCATTATCTCACCAACAGTGTAACAATCAAGTGCATCTCTGATAATAGGTAAGTCAAAGTTTTTCAAATTATGACCTAGTACCATACCGCCTTCGCTGACATGCTTGGCTAAGTCGTCTCCTATTATCTCAGGATGCATTTTTTTGACTACAGTACCTTCTGGTAAGTATTTAGAAACCGACTCGTTGGCATATACCACGCCTTGATTTCCATCCCATGTGGCTACTACAGTAGGCTCGAATAAATGCGTCTGACCAAAGCCACCTATATCGTGGCTAAAGTTAGCAGTTTCTATGTCGAGCGCTAGCATCTTCATCAGTTATCCCCCGACATACAAGACAGGCACCAATCGCAGACAGCAATCCTCTTCTTACCCTTGTGACCCATGAAATAGCCTCCGATATTATCACCTAATACACTTTCGCAGCATATACATTCTATATCCCAGAAACTCATGAGTTACCACCTTTCGGTTGCTTGACATCTTTGTTTAGCCTAATAAATATCCTCGCCCCTTCACGAGTATCTTTGAATATTTCTTTGCCATATAATTTGAATTTGTCATTGATAGAAGCATGACTACTGTAGTTTGCTATCTTACCAAAGTTGTCCATAACCTCTTTCTTCTTAGCCCATCCGTGACCTCTAGTGTCGTCAAAGTCAAACTTGTCTGCTTGACCGAATGCACTAATCCAGTAACCTTCCATCTTCTTCTTTTCACTAGCACCGGCACCGATGTTTATTTCAGACTCTAGCCATTGAATCAAGTTACCGTACAAGTCTAAAAGTATTTCTTTAGCCATGTCAATGTGGTCGCCTCTGACTACCCATGTTCCTTCAATCATCGCCATATGATGTGCTAGTACATTGGTGTAGTTCTGTAGACCCATGATAAAGGAAGAACATATACCCTGTTTATCGGGACTCATTACTTCTACTGCGCTGTAATAATCATCAATGGCTGACATAAGTGCTGGTACATAGGCTTCGTCTGGTTGGAACATTAAATGTTTCAAGTTACCCACTACTACATCTTGGTCTTCCTCTGACATCTCATCCCACTCTAGTGGTGCAATATCAGATAGTTCCAGTACTCTTCTTTTCAGTTTACGCTTCATGTCCTCAAAGAAAGTTACGACCTCTTCAAAAGATACAGTGTATGTCGGTATGTTGTAAACAGCCTCCGCTAGTAATTGATTAATGTCTTTCTTCATTTCAAGAGTCCAGTGTCTCCAGTATGTCAATACACGCTGAAAAATACCTTTGTCAAGTACATGCTCCTTGATACCTTTCGGAGGGTATGTAGTAATCCATAGAGATACCTCAGATTTGACACTGAATGTGTCTCTTGCCATGTGCTTAGTAAGTATGTTACGACCAGTACCTGCTGAATTTAGCGCCGATTGCAGGAATAGAGTGGTATTTTCATTGTGTTGACCGGACTTCAAGATTACGCTACCCTCGTCAAAGTTAAGTCCTTTTCTACCAGCCAATATACCCGGCCTTTCTACAAGCGGAGCATCTCTTACTGGACCGTCAAATTCAGGGTCAGGGATTAGTGTACCAACTAAAGCAGCATCGTTACCAGAGTTGTAATCTTCGCTTTTCATCCCAGATTCTTTTAGCACTCTTTCTATGATTTGGTATGCTGCTGACTTACCTGTCCTAGTATCTTGAATCCAGAATATACTAACTCTTGGGTCAAGGTTACTACCACCGACAGGTATTCTGACATAAGGTACTGCTGCTTGGCCCAGTATGAAAAAGAAAGATATTAACCCCGGTATCTCATTATTCTTGCTCACTTGGTTAAAATGCTCAAGATACCCTTTCAGTATAGGGTATTGTTTCACGCAATCATATTTATCTGCTCTGTGTTCCATCATTTCCTTTCCCTCTCTTGTTGTATGTTTTCTGAATCCTAATCGGTTCTTCGGATGTCAGTACATTTAGCAATCTTTGTCGCAGAGTTGTTCCTAACCCTCTCACTTGTTTAAGTGATTCGGGAAACAACATCTCTTCAATAGACCCGCATTTTTCAAGTAATTTATCCACTAAATCTGGACCAAAGCCCGGTATCGTAACAAGCATATCTGCTCGTACATCATTAGTGCTCACTCTCGTTATTGCTTTTGCACCATGCTTACTAGCAGGTTTGTTCATTTTAGCATGTAACTTGGCTATGAAAATACCTGCCTCGGTGTAATCCTTTGCTCGATAAATATGACAATCGAAATCTGCTGTAAGTCTGGCAAATATCCCTAGCATCATGTCTAAGACTTTTGGATAACTGGTAGGTCTACCTTGGTTTTTACACATTGCTACATACTTAGCAATGTCACCGTGTACAAGTAGAACAACTCTGTCGCAGTTAGCGTCTAAGTTTTCTATTTGTCTCTGTAGATGACCCTTAAATGTAGATTGAATCAAATCGGATATACTTTTGCACTCTATATGAGCATTACCTGCTTTGTAATCACCCATGCCCTGCAAATGCTCTTTCTTTACTGAGAAGCCTTCTCTTTCGGCGGCACGAATAACAGCATCATGAAGAGGTCCTCTTTCATTAGTGTCGATTATTAGAGGAGATTTACTCATAGCCTTTCCTCCTACATAATGCACATTTGTCTATGTTCCTATCAAACCGAACACCATTACACAGCCGACCACTTTTGATAATCCGTGTGCATAGCAGATTTCTTGGAACTAGTTTTTTGTACCTACAGACTTGGCAGATAATAACTGGGTCTTCGATAGATTCGTATCTATCTCTCATACTTTTGGTGGCTCTGACACGCTTTTCACAAATCTCACAATAGTGCAATGTCATCACTCTTCCTCCTCAATAGCACCAGTTTTGTCCCAATATCTACATTTACCTAAACACATACCCTTCTTGTAGAGCATAGAGCAGGTCTGAGGATATTCTGTCCCGACAATCGTACTAACTTGGTATCTGGTTGTCCTTTCGTCGAAGTCTGCCCATTCTAATGTCCTAATGTAATCTATGATAGTTTCTGTGTTTTTCTCGACTTTCTCTTTACTTACTCTTTCAACTGGTATGAAATTTCTCAGCCGTTTAGCCAGATACTTGACTAACTGTACCCTAGCATCATGGCTAGGGTTACTCCCTTGTCGACATGCTGCTGAGTTTAAGCATGGTAGTATTATGACACCATCCATTGATACTGTTGGTAAATCAATTGGCTTCGATTTGGGGTTGAAAACATTGGCTCTTTTGTGCGATTCTTTGATAACTAAATCAAGCCCTTTTTCGCCATAACTAATCACTCCGTTTTTAGGATTAAGTGCCTTGACCATAATGTGGTCTAGTCCTCTTTCTAAATCGTTAGTGGTTAATGGTATCGACCACGAACCTCTTTTGGAATTGTACGAGTTAGGTATCCTAATCATCCCGCTGGTATCGAAAGGAACAGCAGGGTCAGAGCAAAATAAGTTCATATCTTTTATCCAGTCATTGACAACCTGCATACCTGCATCTTTGATAGCAGACAAGTGGTTACCGTTACTCGGCATGTAAGGCTTATCTAACCCCACCCATACATGAAATCCTCCCCCGCTATACCATACAGCGTGAGATATATTTTCTTTGAGTAAATAATAATGCAAAGTCTTAGTCTGTTCCATTGCTTTCTCTGGGTCAACATCAGGTCTACTCCTTTGTCGAAAGTCTTTAGGGTCGAAGTCCATAACGAAGTGCCTTACTATAGGGGTGAGTAAATCTACCCTGTTGTTATGAGGTTGCTTCGTGGCACGATAACCGTAAACCGTCATATAAGCATTAGACACGCCGTTTTTTCCAGCCCAATATCTCTCTAGGTCGCCGCTACTTCTGACGATTTTGCGGAAGCCCCTACCATTCTCATTTCCAAGTTCCATTACCTCTCTTGGAAAATCAAATGTTATTTTCAAGGCTTCACTTCCTGCTTTCTATGATTTTGTCTATGGTGCTAATTAGTTCGCCTGTATCTTGTAAAAGATAGTTGTTCAGAGTGATGTACATAGGTCCCTTCGGCCCTTGTACATTCTCGTCAAACTCGTATAGCGATGTTTGAATAGCGATACTATAGTCGTTACCTTTACCTAAATGAGAAAAGTTAACTTCTACATTTCTGTCTACAACCATAGTCATCATTTTTTCTATCAAACGGCTTACCATCCTTTTATCCATCATTCTTCCTCCTGATAATTATCCAAATATTCTTGTGGATTGTCACTTCCTTCCCATGCCGGGCAGATTTCTTTAAAACTACACCAAGCACATTTACCCGCACTAGAACTAGTAGGGAAATCACCAGTCAGATAAGCCGTAATCAAACCTACTTTTAGTTTGTCAATTTGCTTAGTATATGTAGTATCCATACTCTCGGTAATCCTTTCATAAAATATTTTGTTGATGCTTCTTTGCTCATAGCCGTATCTGTTGAGGGAATCTAGCCCTTCTACTGTACCCGATGGGTAAACCCAACCCCAGTGCGTCACATCTTGTAAAGGATGGTCTGCCAACTTTAGCAACTTCTTGTAAAAGGCCATTTCTCTTCTCATAGACTTTACTTTGAAATCTGAGTCTTTCCACTCATCGTTTCTTTTAGTTTGAACCCACTTGCCTGTTTTCAATTCCATGATGGCTACGCCGCCTTCTTCTTCGCTGAAACCACGGTCAATGCTGCCCGCATAGTGAATCGGTATAGTGTGTACTTCGCCATTGAATTCAATCTCTTCTTCGATATAAGCGTGTATCTCAGATTCATTGATAATAGGTAAATAGTCATCTACTCCTACATGCTTCAATCTCTGTAAGTCCCAGTGTATTCTGGTATCAATCGACGGTTGTTCACCCAATTGATATTCTTTGTCAGGTAAAATGGATTTAGCCAGTTCAAGTGCTTCTTTCATCTTGTCTCTTTGTACAAGAGTATGTAATTCACCTACTATTGGCATGACATTGTCATAATAAAACTCTATAGCGTCGTGTACATTTGTACCCTTTGTCATAGCGTCTGTCGATGGCTCTGGTAAACGATGAATACGCTTGTATTCATACTGTTTAGGGCAGAAATCGAAGTCACTGGTGAGACTAGTCTTCGTGATACGAAGCATCTTTTCATGGCCCGGCTCCCACTGATAGGTAGATTTAGCGTAGGCACTCCAGTCTCTATCGCTCATTCCGTTTCCTCCTCGATTAATTTCTGTAGGTAGACAGCCAAATCCATCGCTTCCTCTTGGGCGTGGATAAGCCATTCTAGCCTAGACAAAGGTGCAGTTTCCATAGTAACTCCATACTTACTTTTACCTACTTCTGCTCTTTGCTGTATCTTTTTACATACTTCGTCTTCTATTCTACTCATTTTATCACCAATATTGTTTAGGCATCGCTGCCCCACTTGCTCTTTCTAAGTCCCAATCAAGGGCTTTGAATATAGGCTTTATCTTATCTTTGACTATTTTATCAACCATGAGGTCGTAATCTATAACAAAGCCATCTAGTTCACTTATGTCTTCGTAGGCTACTACAGGGGTATAAGGTAATCCGTCTTTGGACTTGGATACATAAACCCAGTTTACACTGTCTCCGTGACCAAAATGATTTCTTTGAGCAATGTGTTCATTGTAGTAACGAGCCGCCTTGACAGCACCACCGGCAGTATCCTTATACTCTGGCAACCTCTTTTGTAATCGAGTTGTAGTGGATATGTCTTTGATGCTGACATCACCCTTCATTATTTTCTTAGCGATAGGTCTGACCATACCGATTACGGTTTCTTCGTTAGCCCCTGTACAGATGGCAGTGAGTATGTCGTTTTCTAAATCCTTAGAAACTGGTGCAAGCGTACTTATTTTACCCCACCTTGCTGATTTCTTCTTACCTTTATCTTCTGGAGGATAAGAGCATATTCCGTAATATAGATTCTTACCACCTACAATCCAGTAAGGCATATAGGCTTCAAACTCTACAATCAAATGACTCGCTTCATGGTCACGCTGTATAGTTTCAGTGAGATGCTTAGCCAAAGCCTTGGCTTCATCAAACGGTACTTCTACAAACGCTGAATCGGTATGGCCGTACAATGCTTTGTAACCGGCCTTTTCTGATTCTTCCATCAAAGCCTTGATTGCCCTTCGACCACAGGCTGTGATTGCGCTGGCTATGTCAAAGTCTGACCAGCCCCAATAAGCACTAGCAGTCATGCCGTAGAAAGAAGCCATTACACGCTTTACTGCTAGTTGTAATGTGTTCCATCCGTTTCGCTCATTTTCGGTGGCGGATTCTCGCATTTTCTTTTTGTATTCATCACGGAGTTCAAACATCTCCGTTACAATTTTAGGAAGCAAAGCAGGTATATCCTGCCTCCAACATGTACCATCTGGTAATTGTCTTACATGGTTTTCTTCTGCCATGTGCTTTGGAACTTGGGTCTCCCAAGATAGATTATGGCTCAGTATAATACTAGGATACAGACCCTTGTAATCTACACAAGCCACACCCTCATATCTACCGGGCTTGGGAGGTGGAATGAAAGCACCTTCGTACTCTTGCTTCTCTTGCATAGAGCGACTCGGTGCCTTCCAGTGTGTTCGTCTGTTCAACAGACCTTTGGCGAACCGTGTGACATTATGACACGATTCAAAAGAAACGCCACATAATCTTTGTAGCGATAAAAAGAAATTTAGTACATGGTTACCTTCGTCTATCTTTTTGAGCAATAAGGTATCTTGCATACAGTAATCTACATAGTCGTCAAACCTTTCAGTCCAGCCGGTCATGACATCCATGTCAAATTTACCGCCTAGATTACAAGCCTTTGCTATAGTGTCTAGTTTCAGATTTTTAAGTTGCGGCTGACCACTGTCTTTCCAGACACGCTCAAAGCCGCTACCACTTCTTACTGGTGCAGCAGTATCAAAGCATAACCTACCTACAATAGGCTGGGCTACATAGTCATAAGCACCGCTTTTCATAGGCTTCATGACTCTACCCAAAGGACTCAGTTTTCTGAAACGCTTTAGTCTGTCAATCAAGTGAGGTAGGTCAGCCCACATGATAGCGTGGGCGACGAATACATCTGGATTGCATTCATCTAAGTAGTAAAGAAAGGCATCATGCATTTCTTGTTCTGAACCGTAGAGGTATCTCTCGTAGGTAAATTCTTGAACTTCGCCGTTAACTTCGTACTCTACGATTTTATTCTCTAATTGATAATCGTTATCATGTAAGCCGTTAGGATTGTACTTCTTCCAACAAAAAGCCACATGACGATTGTTGTAGTTGTCTATAACCGCCATCACTGTGGTTTCTTTGGTCTTGACATCCCACTCTAAATCAAAGTGCCATACTCTTGGTTTCCATTCGGGCATTTCTTTGACATTGTCTATCAGATATCTGTCTTGTAGACTGTGGTCTGCTTCCCATGTCTTTCTGAACATGGCGGCCATACTCTTGACATCTGATTGCCTGTATGCATATACCTTGACTAAGGGTTCATCGTCTCTAAGACCAACCGCTTTGTCTTCCCAGTCTATACGAGAGCCGGGGAACTGGTCGATGACCGAGTTAGCGATTTGCTTAGAAGTATTGGCTGAAATCCAAAAGTAAGGCTCGAAGTCGGTAACAGTTTCTTCAATCAAATTACCCTCAGCGTCACGCCATCTCTTGTAGATATGGTCGGGACCTGTGGGGTCTGGCTTGAAGATGTCAATTATCATATCTATTCCTCTTCGTGTATCTGTACATAAGTTACATCGGCACCGCAAGATGAACAGTGTAGTGTAGCCACTATACCGTCACCCTCGTAGCCGTAGTCTTCTGGGTCAAAGTCTGCGCCCCAAATGAGTCTGCCGCCGCATAGCCAACAGACATCTCGCCTTTGGTTGTTGACATGTATGTAGTTAGTCATATTCAGTCCTCCTCGTATTCTTGGTCGATGACTATCATGATGAAATCTGTGCTGGGTTGCACTACAATTAGTACGCTTTCGTTGGCAGTGTGAATCTCTACATCACCGTTAGGTATGTTAGATAACAAGTCGGGTAGCCACTTATCAAAAGCCGACCTTGCTGATGTAGCAGGTGCTTCGAGTTGCGTTAAGGTCGCTCTAACGAACATCTTACCCGTTGCTGATTTACCACCTCTTACGATAAACTCTGAGCCGTCTGAATCGAACTCGGTTTTACAAGAATACTTGTCACCTAAGACTTTCTTGAAGCCAGTTGCCGGTTTCAATTCAAGTGAGTTGAGCGTAGCATGATGCGTCAACGGACTGTTAAACCACATACGCCACATACTCTGCTTGGATTGCTCGATAGCCTTCTGCATAATGCCAACTCTCTTCTGCGACTCTATATGTGAAGAGGTCGGTAATTGTAAACTACTTTTACCGCACCTTACATGAAGCGTACCTGTCTTGCCTTCTTGGTTGATTTCTAAGTCCTTTGACTTTACATTACTAAGAAAAGATTTCAACTTAGGGATATCAGTGATGTATACTTTACCACCCTTTTCCACTCCGCAGTCTATCTTTCTATAGATATAATGTGTAGATTTTCCCACCGCCGCAGAGATACTTCCGACATTAGCGTCAATAGCAATGTCTGCCAAATCTTTACCGAAACTCCCGATAAAGTGGTTGAAGTTATCTTTGTCGATTGTGAAACTAACCAAGTCAATCACCTCAGATTACACCGTCTCGTAGTTCAGGTAAACCGTACCACTGTGCGTCTTCACCCTTCTTAGTTACGAAGTAAAGTCGTTCTTGGTTCAACAAGTTTGGGTTAGTCTTCTGCTTGAAGAACTCAGCAGTGTATCTAACTTCGCCAGTCAAAGAGCCATCATTGTTTCTCATATACTTGTTTTTACACCATAGTATCTGGAACAGGTCTTTGTTACCACTGGCATGCCAAGCAAACTTCCATCCGTCAAATCCTACTTTGCCATCTTTGTCTTCTTTAAGATGAGTCTCCCAATAGACATCAACACCTAGTCTGTTCAGTTTTTGACACTGAGCAGTTAGTTGCTTGAATCTTGTAGCACGAATATTCCAGTTCCAACCAATCTCGGCATTGAGTTTGGAGTGACTGGCTTCGACAGCGTTAGTAGCAGTCATGTCCAAGTCGTAAATCTTCATACAGGTAATACACATCTCATCAAACTGGTCAACGCCAGTGACGATGAATGATTTGAGCATCGGTCCTTCAAAGTCCGGCTTGTACTGATTCTCTGCGTATTCTACAGCAAACTTAGCAAGTTCCATGACTCGGTTGTAACTGAGTAAGTAGTTGTAGGCAGTCTTGTCTTCCTGTTGCATAACCCAAGGCGAGAATATACGGAAGGCAGGGTCGTTGTTGTAGTGAGCCTGCTTACAAGATAGGCCACCGTTATCGTGGTCAATTACAATACAAAGAGAGTCGCCATGCTTATGCTTATGAGCATCCATAGCCAGACCAGTCTTACCAGTACCTTCGTGACCAACTACGCCCATGAAAGTAGCACTAGGTTGTATAGCAGGCGCTTTCGCTTGCTCTTTCATTTCCTGTGCAATAGCAGGGAACCTACTGATAAATTCAGTAGAGGTCTCAGGAGTTAACTTCTCCTTGATATTCTGCTCTATGTTTTCTTGAACCACAGGCTCAGCGGCTGCTGGTGCAACCGGCTGAGTTGTAGTTACTGGCTGTGCTTCGTCTCCTAGTAATGCATCCCATCCACTCATTGTTCATCTCCTCCAAATTGATTTAGGCTTGTGTTCCCACTTCCACCCGCAGGGCGAGCAGTTCTGTGTGGAATGTAAATACCAAGCGCTGATAGGCTTGGTTGCATTTCATTGTTGAATGGTCGTAGTCTCAATCTACCGACTACGATAACATTGGTCTTTTCATTGTAGTGACCCCATTCACCCTTTGCGTTTTTGTATTCAAACACTCTGTCTTCATCGTGCATTCTACCAGATACCCAGACTGTCACCGGGTCTACATTCTGGCGATAGATGCTGAGACGATACGAGCGACCAGTCGGGTCATACTCGCTTTCCATCGGCTCTCTGTTCAGATAAGTAATTGAACCATATGTGATTACGACAGGGTTGATTGTCATACCATTGGCCGTAGTGATTTTCTTTGCTGCGTGAGCATCAAGTAAGTTACCTAACTCTACATACTCACCATGCATGTCACCGTTGATTAGAAGTCTCTCTGCGCTAAAGGCTACTCTAAGATGCTCAGGTAGCCAAGAGTCAGTGTATTCAACTGTTTCGTGGAAGTTGCGATTGGTATACAAAATGTCTTGGTCTTTGTTCTTGGGCTCTACTACCTTTATTCGACTCGCTACCCACTTCTCGTAACCAGCGTTCATAGACTTTCCTTGAAGGCTGATTGACCATTTCTTTATGTCACCACCACTTTCCGGTGAGCCCAAGAAGTAAGCAGTTCTACTGATACTAGTGGGTGCAATGGGTTTTCTTTCGTTGTTTCTTTCAGCCATTAGGCACAGAATCATGTCGTCAAACTCAAAGCCGTACCAAGGTAGGTCACTACCTTGAACCCTGTCGTTTGTCTCTTTACCATTGAGGTGCCACTTACCAGATTTAGCAGTTAGAATACCAATGTGACCTTCGTCAATTGCTCTATCTCTGTTAGTTTTGAACATGTTAATTGCTCTGTCATACATACCCTTTCGGTTGTCTCTTTCAGTGTCTTCAATTCCAATAAACATACCGACATAAGTGACAGTGTCTTGCTGACGACCTGCACTTTCGTTTCTATTCTCTATCACGAATTGTTCACTCCACTGACTTAGATAAAATGGGTCTTCATCGAATGGGTTTTCTACTGCAAACTCATCTTTCAACCACTTGTTGAATTTGTTGGCGGCTTCCCCCAACTTGATGCCGGTTCGCTCAGCATACCCATTCAGTCTTTCAATCACATCTTCTGGCCATTTGGTTCCATTATTTTCTTCCATAATCATTCCTCCATATTTTTCTTTAGTTTTGCTACAAAGTATTCCACAAACGACAAGTCATCATCAGGCCATTGCTGAGCCATCATAACAAACTCTCCGTAGGTGAACATGAAATTGTACCAATCGTCTTCGCTTTCCATAAGCGACTTGGCACGAAAGCGCAAACCTTTCAGTATGTAGAATCGACCTTGTCCCGATTCTATGGCTTGCTTAAGATAAGCGGTTAACTTGGTATAATCCGAACTCATCAGATTAAGTGCTGCTTTATTTAGAAACTCTCCATCCTTTCGTATCCTATCTGAAAGAGCAGATTCTTCTTTAGGTAGGCTATCAAGTATGTCTATCGACTGTCTTAGACTACCGTTAGCGAATTTGATTAAATTAGGTAAATGCACTTTCCATTGTTTAGGCATACCTTCCTTTTCTATTATCATCTCTAACCTATCAGTGTTGTAAGGGTCGATAGGGCTGAATACAAATGTGAGACATCGGTCTCTAATCGCATTGTGGATAGGACCAATGTCGTTGGCTGTCAGAATGAAGATGGTGTTCTTGTGACTTTCTTCCATTACTTGACGAAGTGCTTTTTGAGCAGGCGCAGTGAAACTTTCAAACTCATCTAGGAACTCAATGCGTCTACTGGCACCAAGTGCTTTGCTCTTACTAATCTGCTTTAGTTCCCTTACAGCGTCAATGCCTCTTTCATCACTTGCATTAGTAACTCTAAAGTTGACCGAGTTAAAGAACTCTCCAAGTAAATCCTTGGCCAGAGCAATAGCAGCACTGGTCTTGCCGACACCGGGAGGGCCAACAAGTAGAATGTTAGCAGGGCATGATTCTAGTGTCCATGTCTCAGCAGAAGTAATAAACTCAGAGCATCCTGCTAGGTCTGCTAAGGTCTGCGGTCTGTACTTCTCTCGTAGGTTCATTCTAATCATCTCCCATCCTTTGTTAGTTCTTTATATAGTCAATATTTCAGTCACTCATTTCTATCAAGTCTGTTAGTTGAGAGACATCGGAAAATCCTAAGTCATCATCAAGGTATTTTATCTCACCATCAGTAACAGAAAGGTCTTGTAAAGAAAATTCTTTCATCTCCATAACTACCACCATTCCATATTCGTCGACTGGTAACCAGTCTTGTCCAGCAAGCACTCCCTGCTGTGCTAACCTTTGACGGAGATGTTGTGCAACCGAGACGGTTAATTTAACTTGCCCGACTTCATAACTCTCATAACCGTCTAATGCAGATAGTCTTACGAAGGTATCATATTCTTCGTCACGCTTTACTGCGTTAACGAGTAACTGTATGTGGAATGCGTCTTTCATTACTAACCATCCACCTTGCCCTCCAGCAACTATGCCGTCAGTGTTAGTAAGCCTCAGTCTTTCAGTGGGCTCTATTGTTTCTAACATATTAGTGAAGTCGGTAGCGTTGGATACGAACTTACCAGATTTAATAGGCTTACTCAAATTCAATTGTTCCAACATATTCACCCTGTCTCTATAATCTGATTTGTGAATATCCCAATCCTTGTCTAGTGATAATATATCAGTGACGAACTTTATGTCTAGTCCATCTACTTCTACTTCCAAGATAGCCTCTTGTTCAATAGGTAGGCTGAGAGGCTTACCCATAAGTTGTCGATGCCTATCATAAAGAACACCTTTGAAGTTACCTTTTGGAAACTCGGTGATGTGTAAGTATCTTCTTGGATTTGATATCACTTCTACAAACACATCTGTAGGAGTGGTGAATTTGTCCCATGCTTTGTAAACAGGGCCGACAAAAGGTTGACCCGGTTGCATGGTTCTTACTTCGATTGGTTTTTGAGTACCAATCATTCTCTGTGCTATCTCTGCCGGTAGCATCGTTTGGAGTAGGATATTGATTGATTGTAATGTTTGAGGGTTCTCGCCAACTACATAGGATATTATTTGTAAAAAGCGATTGATAGGGATGGGTGGTCTTTCACCTGTGGCTCTTGCCCAGAATACTAATGCTTCTTTCTCATTTATTTTGCTGGCAATTTCGAGGAAGCCTAGGTCTTTTATTCGAGACATTAGATTGAGTCCTTGCTTGACGGTCAATCCGTCGCCTCCGTACTCTGGGGATTCAAGTGCTAACAGTGGCACCATCGGTTTACCTGCCAGTGCTTCATCCCAAACCAAAGGAGAGATTGACAACTTCTTGCATACATCGTCTCTCAGGTCTCGAAAAGAAACATACTGTCTTGGATATTTAGAATAAGAAGGATAGAACATATCTATTAGTTGGTTCAAATCATCTATAGAATCACGCACTGCGAGGCTAACTGTATCTATCAACTTGTTAAAGTATTGAGAACGGTTCTCACTATCTCGCATGTAGTTGCGATAATAATTACGCAGTTCTTCGGATATCTGAGATGCCTCAGCCAGTAACATCAATCGTTTCCTCCAAAATTATATTGCTTTTTTAAAGCATCCTCACGGTTGTTAAATTGATATACATTAGGAGTAGATAGTGTGATGCGTTTTTTGCGACCACAGTATCGACAAGTAGGCATTATTTCTTTATTGTCAGAAAATTTATTTTTAGTTGAAAAGATACTCCATTTACCGCATCCAGTCTGTATAGGTATACCTCTTGGTTTCATCGTTCTATTATAATCATTTAATTCACATCTCCATAAAAGATAATTTCTCTTAGGTTTATCGCTGTGTTTGGTCACTACATCTAATTTATTTTTAGAAATTACTTCTGCGCTATGCTTAGATAAGAGTTCACCTAAGTCACTAATCAATTCGTCATACTTAGAAGCCTTCACTTCTAATTGCTTTATCATATCACTTATTGATGTCATCTGTTTCCCTCAGTTCTTCGAGGGTATGTGTTAATGCTTTGATTAGAGTGCTTGTATCTTCAAGTGACAACCTTACGCCCTCTCTCGTAAAGCCTTCACCCTTCGGATGCTCTATTGTTCTTCGAGTTCTAATATCAATGGCAGGTTTACCTCGACCTTTAGGAGTAGCAACGCTCATGACTATCTCAGCCTTTCCTTTCCACTTAGCAGTGGTTGAAGGAACACGCCACTTAATCTCTTGGTCGAATGCACTCAAGCAACCACTTCCCACCAAGTAGGAACATCGGCTCGGATATATCTTACACCGCCTTTACTGTATTCCTTAGACTTGTAGTAAGACCTGTAGGCTTTGACTACATCATCGTCTTTGTATTCGTCGGGCATGGCCTGTGCGAATGGTGTGAGTCCAGTGTTAGGAATTATTTTTTGCAAACCTATCATGTGGTAGATAGGGTCAGTACAAGCATGCATTTTATTGAATCGTTTGTAGTATTCTTCACACAATTGCATAGCGTGATGAGCAAGCCACATCCAATTCTCTTGACTGTCGCCAGCCCATATTGTGCATGGGTGGTGTTTGTAGCCACCAATGTAAGGCGTTCCTTTCTTAGTCAGAGGCATCTCTTCATCAGTAGCACCATGCCTACGCAGGGCTGATGCCATCATTTGTGCGCTTTCTACACACATCTTAGGTAGTCTGACATCATCTAGGTATCTAGCGGCTTGCGCTGGGTCTTCGTCTAATACAAATATATTCATATCTATTCCTCTCTGTCTCTAGTAATTACTGCAACAGCCATACCTTTGGTCATCTGTTCCATGCACCACAGACCCATTTTCATTTCCGACCAACCCTTCCTATAGTATTCATCGTTACAATTCAAACACCAATCAGTGTCTTCTTTGGCTAACAATTCATGGTCATAACAGGGCTTACCGCAATTTTCACAAGGTTTACTGACATCATCTTTGGTCACTACTAACGCTCTGATAAACGGTAAGTAATCACCGTCTATTGATTGTAACATTTCTACTCTCATTCTTCTTCGCTCCTTTCTATTTCTTTGAATGTAACAACTGCACCTCTTACATGAGGAGGCAGTAGGTCACCGTTGAACGGACAGAATGTACCTAGTATCAATAAAGAATCACCTTCTTGAAAATCTATCATGTTAATAATCGCAGGTCGGTCAATCGCAGTGTAAACTATTTTGTTGGTTTTGTAAGTTAGCATTGCTTCGTCGTCGCCAGCGAGCAAGCCGTAGTCGTAAGGTTCGGTTGGTATCTCTGCATCACAAGTAGGGCAAGTTATCAAGACATGCCATTGTTCAACCATCTCGGTCTCACCATTAGGTAATATCATCTCTTGTTGACCTTCGTGCTTCCATACACCTTCTTCAAGTGGGAAGGCTGACAATGGAGTACCGCAAGAGCATTTCCAACTCTGTGCTAATTCTTGTCGCATCTGCATTTCTTTGACATGCTTCTGCTCTGGAGTCAAATGTTCTACTTCAACAAGTTGACAAGTAGTTTCGTCTACAGTCCATCCGACATCCTCAAGTAGCAACCTCATTCTTATCCTTGCTTGAGCACTCATAGGAGTATTTTCTTGCGCTGTCAGTGTGACTTTGTTATTACCTTCTTTGACATAGGATAATCCCAAGCCTTGTGGTTGCCAAAGCCCTCCTTCTCTCAGTCGTTCTAGTATTAGTTTCACTGCTTCTTCTGGTGTTTCTTCGTTCATGTTTAATCCTCCAATTCTTTTTGCATGTCATTTAGTATGTCAACCAACAAGTCATGTGCCTTGTATAAGTTTCTATCAAACAACAATATATTTCTGGCCTTTTTCACTCTATCAAATACTTCTTGCATGTCCATATTCAATTCACCTCAGTATAAAATTTGACTGAACATTGGTATGTTCTCAAGTTGCTTCTCAATAGATACTCCGTCAATACTCTTCCTTGTAATATCGCCAAGCACTTTGTGAACTGTCTGTAGTCTGTCAGTCATGGTGTTGTAGTTGAGCGTAGAACCTTTCAGATTAGTTCCCTTACCGTCTGTCCACTCTGGCTTGTGTGTGATAGCACCTGTTAGTATGTTCATGACTTGGTATAGAGTTCCTTGGTCTTTGGGACTGACTGCTACCCAAGGCTCGCTTGGATTAGTCCAACCTTGTCCCATAAGTCTCCACATGTAGCCCCTGCTCAATCCAGTAACATTACCTGCGTCGTCTCTCTTGACAACTGGCTTAGTGATTAGTTTCTTTCTTTGACAGATAGTCATTAGTTTCTCAAAGACATCTCTGTTGATTTGTATATCTTTCATTGACTCGGCTACAATGATTTCTTGAGCCGCTACTTCTAATACTTCCATTATCTTCTCAGCCAAGCCTTCAAAGTCATAGTTACCTAGTGCATTGGTTGTGTGCTTGAGGTTGACAATGGTAGCACTGTCGCCCAACACCTGTCCGTTTGAACACTGTAGTCTTTCAGCAACTGCTTGGACTTTGAACGCTGATGAGCCATCGAGACTGTTGTAGATAGCGAAACCAATACGATAGTCGCCTTGGTTACGGAAGCCTCTTCTTGTCCACTTGTCTCCTAAGTGAGAGGTAGCCTTTTCCCAATCTACATTGCTGGTAGCGTCTACAAACATAGCAGACGCTTTACCTTCGTTCCATGCAAGGACTTGCGCTGGCCAACCTTTCTCAGCAGCCATATCCAATATTGGGCCATATCCTTTTCGATAAGGCATAGGATAGTATGTCGGACTGAATGTTCCCAAGTAAGCACCAGCAGGTCGCTTGTTACTTTGGTAGAGTGGATTGAAGATGTGGTAAGCGATTGGCTCACCTGCTTCGTTATTTACTCTAGCAACAGTAGCGCCTTCTTGACCCTCTTCATGAACTACGAAAGCAGGTTTTCTTACAGGCTCAAAGTCCCAGTTGATTGTGTCTTTCTTCTTTCTTCCGCCACTAAACAGCATTTCATCGAATGGGCCATCTGGCATGACCACCGTTTCAGTGCCACTGTCCTCGTCTACTAATGTAATAGTCGGTGCTTCTTGTGGCGAAGACCATACAGGTACATCATCCGATTCCTCTGCTTGTGTAGTCGTTGGGATGTCTTCGTGGTTTTCCATAGCAGTCACTATGTCAATTTGTTCTTGGGTTACATGAAGTGGTGCCCAGTCGCCTTGAACTATCTTAGCAATATGTGCGCCTCTTACTGTTCCGTCATCCGGTCTTACCAACAATGCAACTCTGCCACCTTCGATGCGCTCGAATCGTGCTATCATTGTCCTCGTCAATCTGAGAGTGTGAACGCCCGTTACTGTTGGGTATTCGACCTCTACCAAATTCTGTGTGCTCTGTGTTATCTTGCCTATCAATACTACTTCTGTCATATTTTGTTCCTCCTTGTTTCTGTTTATATTTCTTACCATTCGTTTTGCTGGTTTTTGTTCGCTACCGTTCCTTTGTTAGTTCTTTATATAGTGAATCTGCGTTCAATCGAACAGAAAAACGCATGGAATCGGTGTACTCCGCTTGATTTTATACTCTTCACGGTCAAGTAGAATACCTCTTTGGATAACCGAAGAACTATCATGGTTCATTTTTCCTAGCCCTTCGTCTAAAACTTCCAACATATCTTGAATGGTTTTACCTTCATGTGGAAATAACTGAACGCACTTAGTGCCCTCGATGTCGTGTAATACTATTGTACCAACTTCACTAAAGTCTATCATGATATCAACCTCTTGATACATCTAACTGCTTTGACATGATTTCCCTCTAAGTGTTTAACCATCAGTTGCCTACTGCAAGATTTCCATCCATGGTCGTTAAGAAAATTCTCACTGATACAATGAAGTATTCTTTCTACAGGAATGTGATTATTGTAATGCATTTTGTGACCAGTCTTTGCGTAGTACTTTTCGTAAACTACTGCGTAATAATCTCTTTTGACTACATGCTCTTGGTCATCGGATATCTCGTCAAGTGCTTCTACAGCCGCTTCTCTGACGGACTTCCAATCCAAACTTTTCTGAGAGCCTCTTCCCATCACTTGAACCTCCAGCCTCGCTCTTTCTTCAATCGCTTAACTAGTTCACTGACAAGACCCTTTCGCTGTTGAACATTACCACCGTCGAGAACAGCCTTGACAACTTGTCGCTTCTGCTCTACAACCCTGTCAAAGTGTTCGTCAATTGTTCCAACACATGACAGGTAGACAGCGTGTACATGCTGGCTCTCTTGTCCAATACGATATACACGGTCTTCGGCTTGCTCTTCGTCAGTCGGTGTCCATTCTCTTTCGATGAACAAGACTGTGTCAGCCTTAGTAAGAGTGATACCTTCCTTCGCTGCAATAGTATTACAGACTAAGACACCAATCTTACCTGCTTGAAAATCGTCAACAAGTTCTTGCCTTGTCTTTGAATCAGTCGCACCGGATATTATCTTACCGTTCACTTTCTTAGCCAGCCTTTCGACTACCTCACGGTGATGTGCGAATACCACTATCGGTTTACCTGTTTGTTCTCTGTACTGTTCAATCCAGTCAGCCGCATAGTTGACCTTGATGTGACCACATATCTGTCGCAGGTCGTTAATCATAGTGAGCATGATACCTTTCGGCAAAGGTTGGCCATTTAGATAGTAAGAATCAATCTGCCTGTCCCATTCTTCTTGAGCGAAATCGTATGGGCTTCTTACCGCTTTATCTAATTCGATAGGGAAGAAAGTCCGTGTCTTCGGTGGTAGTTCGGGTAGCACCTCACTCTTGAGTCTACGGATACACAAGTCTCTTGTGCGTTCATTGAGTTCTTTGATGTTAGATGCACCGTTGAAGTTCCAACCAAACCCGTCATTATATGGGTCGCAGTATCTTTGTGCAAAGTCCCAAAATGAATTGAACTGACTCGGCCTCATGAGATTGAGAGTATTGAAGAACTCTTTTGGTCTACTAGATATGGCAGTACCAGACAAAGCAATCACTTTAGGACTGGCGTGTGCTATTGTTAGAGTAGCCGTAGTTCTTTGAACAGGATTCTTTTTGCTCCCGACATTTTTGATGTAATGACTCTCGTCAAGGATTACTAACTTGAGCATCTTTGAGTAAAGTGACTTGTTATATTTCATCATCATATCGTAGTTGATGATTATGAAATCGACATCTGGTATGTATTTGTCAGCAAAGATACCTCTGCTCTCCAAAAACTTTTCAGCCGTTTTCCTCGTTTTCAAGTCGGATTCTTTTGCACCTTTTTCTTTGGCAATGTTCTTGACATCAGCCGCTTTGATATCGGAAGAAGGAGTTACCACATGAACAGTCTCATTAGGTAACCACTTGTTCAGTTCCTTCTTCCAGTTGAATTTGACATTGGATGGACAGACAACCAAAGCAGGTCGGGCTTTAGAATTGATAGCCGCATAACCTATGGCACTGATTGTCTTACCAATACCCATTTCATCTCCGATAAGGCACCTACCTTTACTGGCCTCAGCAAAAGCAACTGCTACTTTTTGGAATGGGTATAGGTCAAGACCTTCGGGAAACTTACCCGCTAGTCTTTCGTTAATACTTTCAAGGCTGACAACATCAAGTTCAGCCGCACCGCTAAGTTCTACTCTCTCGATGCTACTCTCAATCTCAGCCTTGACCGAGTCATCTGTTCGGATGGCTTCGGCTAGAGGCTCGTAGAAATCTGCAAGCATACTGTATAGAGTAGAAGCCTGTGCGATTGGAATACTCCAACACTTATCGTCAGCGTGGAACTTCCAACCTGCCACACTTCTTACAGTCAAACGAACCTTGTTTCTTAGGTCTTCGTCTCGAATAAAAGGCCAGTGAAGATAGAGCCGTGTACGCTTTTTCTTCACCCAGCAGTTAGATTTGTTTCGCCCGTTTTTGGAAAAAGATTTGGTGTATGTTTTTACGACGCTGACATCATAGCCAAGTTTGTCTAACAGTTCACAAGCGTCGTTTACTGTTTCGGGACTTGCGTCAATACTCCACAGTTTCTTTTCGACATCGAACATATATCTAGGGAAAGGGATGTTATCTTTCAAGTAATGAAAGGTATCTAAGTTATACCGCATCTTCAATCCAACTCGCTCACCAAACTGAGCGTGTTTGTAAAGTTCAACGGTTACTAATTCTTGCATCTTATCACAGCCTTCCGTTTGCTATCCAATATCTGTCAGCGATAACGCCATCTACTTCTACCTTACAGTCAGAGCAAAGGTTGTCGTATTCTTCTTCTTCACCGATACATGCTTTGCATGGTATCTCGAAGCCGTTGTAGTGTAAGCACCTGTCACAACAGACTTCGCCATCTGGGTGACATTCTTTACAGAAAACTTCGTATTCTGTTTCTCCATCTGCTGATTCAACTATGTGTATTTTTCTCATGCCGTCACTCTCCGTTGTATGTAGCGCCGTTGGCCAACTGAACCAGTTGGTCAATTGCATACTCTCTGTCCTTTTGACTAGTGCTGTCTTTAGCAATCAGTTCTAGGAATCTAATGTAACCTGCTTTCTTAGGTGTCATGTTCATATTCAAGCCCCCGTGTATTCTTCGTAGATGTATTCTTCTGTTTCGATTCTAAGTTTTAGTTCACTCATTCTTCTTCGCCTCTGTATCTAATTTTATTTATGAAGTCAAAGGCATCCAATTGATTTTTTCCTTCACCCTCCTGTAAAAAGGAGATGTAGTTTTTCACTAGTGCTTTTAGGTTTTCATTTTCAGTCGCCTGTGCCCATCTAAGTATCATTGCAGATTGGTGAAAATCAAAATCATCTTCGTTCAATTCCCAGACAGGAACATGTAATTTCCGTGTGGTTGAATAATATTCCTTTGGTAGCGAGTTACTCATTCTTCTTCACCTCTGTCAAACTGATTTACTTCTACTGGGTCAAGAGTGACTTCAATCTTACCGACTACACTTGCGATGTTCGGCTGAGGGTCAATCCCTTTCTCAATCAAATAGTTCATTCTCCAAACTTCAATTGCATGCTTTAGTTCATTCATTATTCCATCATTGTATGTCATTTTTCTCACTTCTCTTCCTTTATTAGTTCTTTATATACTGAATCACTCCAGTGGATGGTCTATGTTCATATCTCCTAGTGTCCATCGAAGGGCTTTGACCACACCCTCCAACGCTTTGTAATTCCTCATGTGATACATACGGTCTTTTCTTTTACATCTCTGCATAGCAGTGTAATGTTGATTCTGTTTTTTCTCTGCTCTATCAAGCATGTTGTGTATGTCTTCCCATGTTCTGTTGTATGCGAAGTGGTCACTATCTTGATGGTCGCTCATTGTCATGTTTATTCCTCTTCATCGAATAATATCTGTGCGAACCTCGAAGGTTCAAGGGTCTGCCATCCGTCTGATGATTCAATTATAAACTCAAATTTGTCGGGTTTGTATTCGTTTAAATCGACATTCACTTTTAGTAATTTGAGCCAAACATCATCATAGTCTAATGAATCTATGATAGTCTTTGAGTATCGAGCGTAGTCGATTATCAATCCAATCCTTCTTGTGTTTAATGAGTCTAAGTAAAACTGTAAATCTAATGCTTGTTCAGTTTCCTTGTGCTGTTCCTCCATGACATCTAAGAATATGTCAGCCTTGCTTCCATCGACTGTTTCTAACCAACCAACTCCATAGTCATCCTTCACGGCTTGCCATTCGTCTCTATCGTATTTATTACGGAGTTCTTGTTCGACGCTGATTCGATTACATTTTTCCATCAGCGTAGAGTTATCTCCAAACGGAAAACTTCGCCTCATTTATTCCTCTCCTTTCATGTTCTTTACTATGTTAGAGACATCGACTTTGTAAGTGCCGCTTTCAGTGGCTTCGGTCTCCAGTGGAAGTGTAGGTTTCTCATCTGTTTCTGTGGTTTCTTGAGAAGGTTGGTCGACATCTATCTCAATGTCTTTGAGTTTCTTACCTGCTAAATCTCCAAACAATCTTGGGTCGTTTGGTATCTCCATCAGCATAGGTGTCTTGGGTTCGATGAGATAGTTAGCACCAGATACGGTACAGATAACCTCTATCAAATCTATCTTACCGAACTCACTGCTATGAACATGGGTTTCAAACTCATGTCCAAATTGCATAGCGTTCTGTAAGTAATTGTATGTCTGTATAGTCTTTTCAAGTTTAATCGCTTGCTCGTTTAATTCTTGTACTTGCTTTTCGTAATCTTCTTTTTTCATTCTTCATCCCTACCTAGCATATCTTCTATAGAGTAATCTTTGATACCTGCTTCTAACAATCTATCATATAGAGTATTTAGAAAGTGAGTCAGGTCTTTTATTCTGTCATTGATTGGTTTCGCTGTTTGTTTCAAAAAGTAAAGTTCCTCAAAGACTCGCCTCGCTACTATCCTAGTATTGTTAATCTGTAATTTATCATTGTTCATATTAATCACCTCTGCTAAATGGGTTCTTTGTGGTAGACCTCCAGCACTCATCACATACCTTGTAGACAGGATGAATGTTGACGCTGGTTCTTCTTTTACATCGCTTGCATTCTAAGTCTTTCATTCTTCTTCCTCTTCAAGTTCTTCACGCAACCGCTTGACTTCGGCAACTAAATCCCAAAATATTCTTACCTTGTAATCATTAGTCCATTGTTTCATATTCTCTATTTCTTCTATGTCAATCATTCGTTAATCAACTCCAATATTACCTCTAGTGTTCCGTTTCTGTGTTCTATCAAATAGAGAGGCATTGCCTCTCCATGTCTTGTCTGTATAATCTGTTCATTCATTGTTATCACTCCTTAGTTGCTCATTCTCTTGTTCTAATTGTTTTATTCTCTTTCTTGCTTTCGCTAATTGTATTGCTAATCCTTTACTCATTTCTTATACCCCCTTCTTTTAGTGTAAGGCATACACTTGTCATGCCTAATCGTGAGTTCTTTCTTGACCAGTAGCATCCTTGAACATGATTGACATACGGGTTCTCCGCATTTGTCACATCGAGTAACCGAATCTTTACTTCCGCACTCAGCACATTTGTCCAGTGCTACATAAGTTCCAATCATGTAAGTCATTCATTCACCTCAATTTCATATTCGTTTCTTTCTAATGCATGTTCGATTGCATCCTTCCAACACTTGAGGAAGTAGTCTAGGTCATCTTTGACACAGCAATTCAGTAGGTCATGTTGGATATCTTCTAAGACTGATTGGTAGATTAGTTCTTTGTTAATGTAATACTTTGTCATTGTTCATCACCATATCCTGTAACTGTTGAATAGTTCTTTTGTTTCACGACTCATCGGTTGTTTAAATTCAACTGCGGCAAGTGCCTCCATACCATAAACCCAATATGTATTACTTTTGCTGAACTTACCATCATCCAAGCAAGCATCCTCATCAATACAATGTTGTATCAATTTTTCATCCGACCATTCGGCTTGCTCTTTTGTTAGGATAGTATCGTAAGTGTGTTCTCTTTCTCCATCTCTTATCCAAAATGTCACCAATACAAATTCGTCTGTCATATTTATTCCTCCTCTTGAGTCACTTGCGCTTCTTTCAATCTCTTATTCTTCAACAATCGCTTGATGAATTTCGCTCGGTATCTGCTGTTACTTGCTTTCTTTTGGTTCTTCGTTGGCATTTTTCTCACTTCCCTTTCCTTTGTTAGTTCTTTATATACTGAAAATTATTCTTCCTCTTCTCTAACATAAATATTGCTTACAACAGGGTCTGGGCAAAACTGCATGTATTGCTCAACTGTTTTGACATTAGTATTCTGAGTTTCGTTAAATGTATTGAACTGCTCAGCAATCAAAGCCTCGCCACCAATCGGTGCATGTTCGATGATGTAGGATTGCATTCCTAGCATTTCCATACTAAGTTGTAAAATTTCTTGTCGCTTTTTTTCAAACTTCACGGAAGGGCAGGCTTGCTCTAACTCATAACTGTATTCTCTTATCTTATTAGCGATAGAGTAGTCTTCAATCAAATTAGTTCGCCTGTAACGGTCATTTCGCCAATCTGTAACCAAATCGTTAAGAGAATGTTCAACACCGTAGAAGTTTATCATTGCTTGCGCTACTGATGCACCCTTCTCGATTTTCTTTCGGTGTTCGGCTACTTTGTCATGAAGTCCATGGTGGTCATTATAGTATTCAGTGGCCGCTTCGTAGTGTTGGGCTATTCTATTACCAAGTTGTTCGGCTTTGTTTTTCACAATGTTTCTAGTCTGTTCTGCTTGAGATTTCTTAAGGCATCGTGTAATGAAGCCGATGTTCTCAGCATACCAATCGTCGAATGCCCTCATAGTGTCAGCCGTTATGAGCATCTTATCATTATGATTAGGTAATCTGTAGTTGGTCTGTGAATATGCAAGATAATTTCTCTTACGCTTGACTTCCTCTCCGTTAGGTAACTTACCAACGGAATGACTTACGCCTTTTTCCTTGATTACTGCTTGCATCTCTAATGGTATATCGAATATACGGATGTCTTTGTTTTTGTTAGGGTTGTTAAGGGCTGATGTAAATACTACCATCCCTTTGTCTTTGATGTCCCATGAT